CAGATCACTGTCATTCGCGGCAAGGGCTCCGTGGCCGCCGCCATGAACGACGGCGATGGACTTCTGATTGTTGGCACCCACTACCCGGAAGGCGCGTCCGCTCCGGTGGCCGTGTCCTACGACCCGACAGTGGTTTCCAACTACACCCAGATTTTCCGCACGTCTCTCGATGTAACCCGCACGGCCAAGGCGACAAAGATCCGCTATGCCGACGGGCAGTACATCAAAGAGGCCAAGCGGGAGGCCTTGGAGCTCCATTCAGTCGAGATGGAGCGCGCATTTATGTTCGGCTCCCAGGTTGAGGACGTTTCCGGTGCGCAGCCGGATCGCACGACTAAGGGCCTCCTGTTTTTCATCACGACCAACGTCAAGGATTTTGCCGGTACGGTGGACATCGCCTCCTGGGAAAACTACATGGAGGACATCTTCGAGAGCGGTTCCAACGAGAAGTTGCTGCTGTGCGGCAACCGCGCGTTGAACGTGCTCAACAAGCTGGCTCGGGCGCATCACACGATCAACGCTACTCCGACCTCGGATAGCTACGGCGTGCAGATGACGACCTGGCTGACGCCTTACGGCACGCTTCAGATCAAACAGCATCCGCTCCTGTCCGAGAACCCATCGTTCAACGATTGGGGCTTCATCATCGACCCGGCGAAGGTTGTCTATCGTTACCTGCGTGGTGGGGATACTCAGTACAAGGAGAACATCCAGTCACCGGGCGACGACGCGACAAAGAACGAGTTCCTGACGGAATGCGGACTCGAAGTGCAACATCAGGTTGCTCATGGCTTCTTCAAGGACGCGACCGCGTTCGCCGCATAAGGAAGGGGACTAAAACACTATGGCTCTTACAGTCAAAGTCGGTGCAGAGCTCGAATCGAGTGCGCCTGGCGCCAACAAGCGCAAGGTGCTCATTGTCGAGCTGACCGGAGACGCTTCGTATCCCGCGGGTGGGTATCCGATTACCGCCGCGATGTTCGGGCTTATCGCAATCGAAATGGTCTTGCTGAATCCGAGTTTCACTACGAACGATGCCGCTCTGCGGTTGGTTGCCAAGTGGGACAAGGTGAATAGTAAGGTCACACTTTCAACCAGCGGTACGGCTGATGCCGGGCTCAATGAGGCCGGTGCCGCCGACGTTACCGCGACTTCAGTTATCAACGGAATCATTGTTGGTTACTAGGCTCCATGTTCGGCGGGGGCTAACACCCCCGCCGGTCTTTTCGACCGAATAGGAGAACTCTATGGCTCTCGGAATCGTTTCGACTCCAATTGCAATCAAGAACGCTGGCGGACGCCGGTTTCGTATCGTCAAGTTTACTGGCGACACCGATATCCCGGCTGCCGGAACCGGGTACACGGTAACGGCCGCGCAACTTAACCTAGCCACCATCGAGCTTGGGCTTACGTCAGCTGACACAAGCGGTGTCTATTTCACAACGTTCAATCCGGCGACTGGTGCATTCCGCTGGTTCAATGCTGATGACGCGGTCGAGGCCGCGACGGGCGAGAATGGCGTTGACACAAAAGTGGTCTATGGCTTCTTCGTTGGCTATTAAATGGCACTGACACGGCAGGAGACTGCGCAAAAGACCTACGTCTGTAACCGTTATCCCGGTCTGTCGATTGGCAATGCCGTCAAGTTTGAAGGTGGCCTCTTTACGGCGAAAAACAAAGCAGAGCAGGAAATAGTCGAATCTAGCGATTGGTACGGTTTGTACATTGTGGATCGAGACACCGTGGAAGAGATTGCCGCTGATAGTGCAGAGGAGACTGAGGCGTTGAGGCTGGCAGAACGGGCCGAGCGTGAAGGCTCAAGGCCGCGCATTCGCCAAGGAAGGGTTGGGACACTCTGATGGCTAGGCCAACCAGGCTTGAGGGAACACGGGTTGATCACGAACGCGACTTGAAGTCGGCCCTCCCGAAGGCGCCGCCGAAGAAGCGAGCGGGTGACGTGGTTGTGGGTCAGCCGAAGCCTGGCCCCGATTTCTGGAACAAACCAATTGTCCCGCGGATGCCCGTTAAGACGCCAACGCCAGGCCCGACACCTAGCCCAGGCCGCGGCGGCGTTATCAACGACATTGTGCATGGCTCGACACGGATGAATCCAAATGTTGACGCGGAAGGAAATGAAGTGCATCCCCGGGAGAAAACCCCGGGGGCAGGCCGCGGGCGTAGATAAAGGAGAAATGGATGCCTCGTACTAGCAAGACTCGAATCGACTACGGCGACATGGCCGGCGCCTCGAGCATGAACAAGCGCGTTCCCGGGGAGAGTTCCCCGGGTGCCTCCAGTCCGGCGCGTGCCGATAAGCCTGTCAAGGCGACGGTGGACGTTAACACCGTGTCCAAGAACGCCGCGATGCCGCAGACTCGACCGACAACCGGCGGCAAGAAGTAAGCATCTCGAAGTAGATGCCCACACTCCTCCAGCTTCGGACGAGGGTGCGGGATTGGCTGGTTGTGCCAAGCACGACGCGGCTGCCCGACTCGTACATTACGGATGTCATCAATGAGGCGTGTCGGGAGATTGCGCGGCAGCACGATCTTCGGCAGCTTGAGACGAGCTCGAGCGTTGCGCTTGTAGCCGGGACGCAGGCATACGCCTTGCCGGCGACGTTCGCTCGCCCGCGGTTCACGTACATCATCAACCCGGACGACTCTACGAAGATTGAGTTCCTGAATCAGATTTCCTACGACGAGTTCCGCGACAAGTACGGGATCGCGGCCTCGAGCACGCAGGCTGATCCGGTTGAGTACACGATTTGGGGCAACGTCACGGCGCCGCTTCTGGTCGGGCCAACTCCGGATCAGAGCATAACGCTGTGGCTGGATTACTACGCGATTCCGGTTGACCTTGCGGCAGATGGCGACTCCAACGCGCTAACCGCCGACGCCTCGGCCAACGCCTTAACGGCGCCTTGGCACGCGGTCCTATACCGGGCGATTGCGCGGGCTTCGCGGTTCATGCTCGAGGACGAACGCGCCGCGATGTTCGACCACGAGTATCAGATAGAGCTGGACAAGGTTCTGGCCGAGCAGAATCGGGCGCGGTGGTCGGCGAAGAGCTTCCCGCAAATGCGTGAGCCTAGCTGATGCCGTCTGCGCGTGAAATCTCGTACAGCTTGCCGGTGCCGGTGGATGGTTTACGGCTTGACATGGATCCGACTTCGATGCCGCCAACCGCACTAGTCTATGGTACGCAGAACGTGGTTTTGCGTCGTGGGCGTGTACAACCGCGATACGGCTTTTCTAGTTTTGCGTCAGATGTCGGTGCTCCAGTACGTGGCGTTATTGACTATGGCCCTAGCGTTGGTCTTACGGGTGTTGGTGTCGGAATTCCTGATAGCATGGTCGCTGGTACGGATTCCGCCTGGTATAAGTATGCGGCTGGCTCGTGGACTGCGCTCACTGGTGCTATCTCCGCCTCCAACCACATTATTTTCCGCATTTTTTCCAAGAATGGCATCGGATACGTTGTTGGGATCAATGATGGGGTTGATTTCCCGAAGCGATGGGACGGGGTAGCAGCCGGCATCTCGACCGTAGGTGGTAGCCCACCGAAGCCTAAGGCGATGATGCTTCTAGCCAACCGGCTTCTGCTGTTCAATCTTACTGGTGGTGGTGCGTACTCTGGCGTTGTTTCACCGTCTGGTTATGATGTGTCGGCATTTAACGACTTTGAGGCCGGTTGGAGTACAACGCTTAATGGGCTTTTGATCGACACACCTGGAGACATAGTTGCGGCGCTAGAAATGGGTGACCTCCAGGGCGTGATCTACAAGTCTGACGCGATTATTATGGCTGTTGCGCAGGCCGCGACTGTGCCCTTCCATTTCGAGTGGAAATCGTTTGGCAATGTTGGGCCAGTCAATAGTCGGTGTGTTTTTTCAGTGCAAGACGGTTCGCATATCTACCTCGGGGCTGATGGTGGGGTCTATAGGTTTGATGGCGTGACACCCGTTTCTCTTGGGGTGCATATCCAGAAGGCTATTCTACGCGCAGCCGATCTTGACCTGACACAGTTGGCGACAAAGGCGTGGGGGTTTTACGACAAGACGCGGAACGAAGCCTTTTTCTACTTCAAGGGAACTGGTGTCGCAGTTATTTCTGGTGTGATGATTGCGCTCTCCAATCTGTCAGTCTGGCCGGTTAGTATTGGTATTAGCGGCAACGACACGACCGCCGGGGGGCTATTCTATATTCCGAGCGTGACGACGCCACGTGTGGCCTTCTTTACTGGCTCGACTGGAAAGAGCTGGTACGACAACTATAATTCGACCGACAATGGGAGCTCGATTTCAATAGGGATCACATACCCAGTCTCGGATCTGGGTCTACCGGCAGCTTGGAAGACATTGACCGAGATTGATGCTCGAATTGCCTTCACCGTTGATGATCCCGGATATACCAACGCAGGCGGCTCCCAAGACCTAATTCTACAGGTGGAAGCTGGTGATGGTGGAGATATTTCTACCCCACAGACCGATACGGTGACCGTCAGTCTTGGTGGTGGGCCGTACATTGGGA